ATTTTTCTATTGATGAAATAATAGAAGAAGCTTATGAACGAATTGGTATGCAAGGTGTTTCTGGCAATCAATTAAGATTAGCTAGACGTTCTTTAAATATCATGTTTCAAGAATGGGGTAATAGAGGTTTACATTATTGGGAAGTTGCAAATAATTCAATTACATTAGTAGATGGTCAAGCAGTTTACACTATGTATAGATCAACAACTGATGGTACATCAGATTCTACTGCAGTTTATGGTGTTGATGATGTTTTAGAAGCTAGTTATAGAAATGCTTCATCAGTTGATACCCCTTTAACTAAAATAAATAGATCTGCATACCAATCTCTTTCAAATAAAAGTTCTGAAGGTCAACCCACTCAATATTTTGTACAAAGATTTATTGATAAAGTAACAGTTACTTTATATTTAACTCCCGGAAGCTCTGAAAACGGAAACCTTCTTAATTATTATTACGTAAAAAGAATTCAAGATGTTGGTGGTTATACTAATGCAACTGATGTACCTTATAGATTCATACCTTGTATGGCTTCAGGATTATCTTTTTATTTATCACAAAAATTTAAACCAGAAATTACACAACAAATGAAATTATTATATGAAGATGAATTACAAAGAGCTTTAGCTGAAGATGGTTCTTCTTCTAGTTCTTTCATAACCCCTAAAACTTATTACCCAAATATTTAATATGGCAAATCTTTCAAAAGGAAAATACGCAATAGCAATATCAGATAGATCAGGTTTGCAATTTCCTTACAATGAAATGGTAACTGAGTGGAATGGTTCTTTTGTACATGTTAGTGAATATGAACCTAAACAACCTCAATTAGAGCCAACAAGATTTACAGGTGATGCACAAGGTTTACCTAAAGCTAGACCTGGAAGAATTGAACCTGCAACTGAAAATTTATTACCTGGAAATCCATTTAGTTTAACTTCAGGATCAAGTATTGTAACAGTTACAGAACCAGCTCATGGAAGATCGACAAGTGATGTTGTTGCTTTTAGAAATGTAGATGGAAGTCCCGGAGGCCTGGTGTATTCTTTATTTGAAAATGATGCAGGATTTAGTATAACAGTTATTAATACAAATAGTTATAGTTTTAATTGTGGAAGCAATGCAACTTTAACAGAAAACTCAGGAGGAATGTCTGTGACCGCTGGTCCAGTTACATTAACACCATAATGGCAGGTTTTACTTACGCAACTTTAACAACAGCAATTCAAGATTATACTGAAGTAGATAGTAATGTTTTAACAGCTACTATTACAGATCAAATAATTGAAAATACAGAATTAAGAATTTTAAGAGATGTACCAATTGATGCATATAAAAAACAATCTATTGGTAATTTAGTTACAGGACAAAATACAATAAATGTCCCTGCTAAAACTTTATTTGTAAAAGGTGTACAGGTTTATGATTCAAACTCTTTGTCTACAGGCAATAATACTTGGTTAGAAAAAAAAGATGAGACATATTTACAAGAGTATCAACCTTCTACAGAGTCTGCAAATAGAGCAAAGCCAAAATACTATGCTATGTTTGGTGGAGCAACAGGAGTAACAGATACTACTTCAGGAAGACTGTTCTTGGCCCCTGCACCAGATGATACTTATGTATTTAAAATTCATTATGAAGCAATACCAGATGGTTTATCTAGTTCAAACACTACAACTTATATTAGTCAATACTTTGGAAATGGTTTATTATATGCTTGTTTATCAGAAGCATTTTCTTTTTTAAAAGGTCCAATAGATATGTTGACACTATATGAAAATAAGTATAAACAGGAGGTAGAGAAGTTCGCAGCAGAACAACTTGGTAGACGTAAAAGAGATGACTACACGGACGGTACTGTTCGTATACCAATCCCTTCACCGTCACCTTAATAGGAGATAAATTATGGCAATATCATCGGCAATATGTTCAAGTTTTAAACAAGAACTTTTACAAGGTAAACACGATTTCGATTCATCAGGTGGAGACACTTTTAAAATAGCGTTATATACAAGTAGTGCTAGTTTAGATGCTACAACAACTGATTACAGTGCTACCAATGAAATTACAAATGACGCAGGATCTGCATACGTTGCAGGTGGTGCTACATTAACCAATACTGGAGTTGGTCTAACTTCAACAACTGCATTCACAGATTTTTCTGATGTATCTTACTCAAGTGCATCTTTCACGGCTAACGGCGCATTAATCTACAACACAACAACTGATGGTGGTTCAGGCACTACTGACGCTGTTGCAGTGATTGCTTTTGGTTCTGATAAAACTGCAACTAACGGAACTTTTACAATTCAGTTTCCTGCAAACGATTCATCGAACGCAATCATTAGATTAGCTTAGGAGTAGCCCATGTCTGGATGGGGACGATTCACCTGGGACCAAGGTCAGTGGGGTGAAGACGAATTATTAGCAACAGGTTGGGGTGCTAAATCCTGGGGCGCTGGTGAATGGGGAAATCTCGCAGACGAAACTGTAACTCTTACAAGTTTATCAATATCTACAAATATCGGATCAGTAACTATAACAGGGACAGCTGTTGTCGATTTAATTGGTGAAGAATTTAATTCAAACATTGGATCAGTAACAAATGTTATTGACGTTAACTTCATTGCAAATGGTATTTCATTCAGTGCAAATATTGGAACACTTACAACAGGTATAGATGTTGATGTTTCATTAACAGGTATTGAACTTCCAACTGCATTAGGAGTTATAGATCCTGCAGATCAAGTTATAGGTTTAACAGGTCAAGAATTTAATGTAGTTCAAGGTACAGCAGTTGCACCAAATGAAGATGTATCCATAACAGGATCTCAAATTACCTTGGCCCAAGGAACAGCGATTGCAGATACCACTACAATTATTAATCCTACAGGATTTGAAATCACATCAGAACAAGGGACAGCAGTTGCACCAAATGAAGACGTAACTCTAACAGGTCAACAGATACAATCAGACGTAGGTATCATAGTTGGAGGGGGTTCGGCAGTTGTACCTTTAACAGGTATATCAATTACACCTTCTGTAGGAATTATTGATCCAGCGGATCAAGTAATGGGTCTAACAGGTCAATCTTTCAATGCAAACGTAGGATCTGTTTCTATTGAAGATCAAGTAGTTGGATTAACTGGATTTACAATAACCGCAACAGTTGGAACACCATTTATTATACATTATCAAGATGTTGACACTGGTTCAAATACCAATTATACTGGAGTTTCAACGGGTTCAAATAGTAACTATTCAGATGTTGCAACTGGATCAAATACAAGTTATAACGACGTAGCAGCATAGGAGAAAAAAATTTATGGCATCTACATACACACCTCTCGGTATAGAGATAATGACTACTGGCGAAAACGCTGGTACATGGGGAACAAAAACAAACGCAAACTTAAATCTTATTGAACAACTAACAGGTGGATTTTCAACACTATCTATTGCAGGTGGTGCACAAACAACTAACCTAACAGTTGTAGATGGTGCTACAACAGGTACAGCTCAATATAGAATGATTGAGTTCACAGGTGCTATTACAGGAAATCAAATTGTAACCATTCCATTAGATGTAGAGACTTTTTATTTTTTAAGAAATTCAACAACAGGTGCTTACACAGTACAATTTAAATATGTAACGGGTTCAGGAGACACAACTACTTTTGCAACAACAGATAAAGGCGACAAATTATTATTTGCTGCTGCTGACGATGGTACTAATCCTAATATAAAAGAAATATCTTTAGCATCTCCTCCAGGTGGAACAACGGGTCAAGTACAGGTTAACAGTGCAGGCACTGCTTTTGCAGGTGTTTCTGAAGGAACAACTGGACAAATTTTAACATCAACAGGCTCTGGAACAGCACCAACGTTTCAAGATAATACTGGAGTTTCAACAGGAAAAGCTATTGCAATGGCAATCGTTTTCGGATAATATAGTAACAGGAGATTAAAAAATGGCAGCACCAAATATAGTAAACGTAACATCCATCTACGGTAAAACAGTTCAAGCAGCACTTGACACAACTCTTACAACTGAAATAGTTGCATGTCCTGCTGACAAAGTATTAAAAATTAATTCAATAACAATTGCCAATATCGATGGCACTAACGCTGCAGACGCTTCAGTATTTATTACTAAGTCTGGCGGATCACCGATAGCAATTGCAAGTACAATTTCTGTACCTGCTGATGCATCTCTATCTTTGATTGATAAGAACAATGGTTTTTATTTAGAAGAATCAGATAACATCGAAGCTGGTGCAAGCGCTACAGGCGATTTAACAATCACAATTTCTTACGAAGAAATAGACGACGCATAGGAGGTTCTAAGCTATGGCAAATGGCGGAAT